AAGGACTTGTGACCTTCGTTGGTAGCATTAGGAAAGGGGGTTATTCATCCCCCTCATAGGTGTCCCACCAGACCTTCTGCCATATGTGTTTCATATACTTGTGACTAATGCCCAACTTCTCTGCACTAGGCACAAGATTGTCCCACTCATCAATGATTTGACCCTTCTCATATGCATAATCCCAAGGATCTTCATCATCAAAGCAATGGTATTGTCTTGATAGTTCTGTTAGGTTCTCTAACATCTGTTCTTTTGTCATCTTTCATCCTCTCCTTCTGCTCTGTCTTCTGCCTAAGGACTTGCAACCTTCATTGGTGACATTAAAGGAGAGAGGATATAATCCTTCCCAACAAGTAGGGAGAGAATGCTCAAGTCTGTGCTTGTTAGGTTGTGCTTTTCAAGGAACTATGCCTATAGGTGAACCCTATCTGCATCTTCATACTAGCAAATAGGGAGACCTATGTCAAGCACAAAATGAAAGAAATTGAAAAGATGATGGCAACACATCCCAAAAGGGTACACATCAACCAACAGAAAAGGGTAAAGTGATAGTGTAAGATTTTGCCCCACATATAAGGAGAGAAAGATATAAAATGAAATGTCCAAGGTGCAGACACACAATGAGAAGGATACAAGTAGAAGACCACATCTATGCCTACATATGTCCTTCTTGCAGATACCACATAGGCAAATCACAGAGTGAAGAGATAAGGGAGAGAGAACAAGAACAAGAGGAAGAGAAGGGGAGCAACTAAGCACTCAGATCGCACATCCCAAGACAGAAACCAAGACAGAAACCAAGAGAACCCAATAAGGAAAGGATGGAGACTTTAAGGAAATACCCAAGCATCCATCCTTTTGAATTGAGGAAAGGGGACTTCTGCTCCCTAGCATCTGCACCCATTCCCACATAGGGGAATCAATCACCCCATATCTATTGGAGTATCCCCACACTTGCAACAGACTTGCAACCCCAAGGGATAACAAAGACCGGGGATGGGAATCCAGGATCCTGGTTGGGGGGGGTATGCCCCGGTTCCTGGCACGATCGCCCAGAATATAGAACTCACATTTTAAACTCACCCCATTTTTGAATTACGGAAAGGAGAACATATGGCAAGACCCGGTGGAGCCCCTGAGAATATGAAACCATTCTTCAAGGGAGACCCTAGAGCAAGAGAATTATCATTGAAAGGTCTGGAGAAGAGAAAAGAGAACATCGCCAGAAGAAAGAAACTGAAAGAGGATCTGGACATCCTTTTGAAACTGTCCCTCAAGAAGGGGGATATGGTTGACCCAGAGGATATCCTTTCTCTCGCCGAGGCGGAAGGACTCAATGTCCCGGTACAGACCGCCATGGATATCGCAATGGTGCAGAGAGCATTGATGGGAGACGTCAATGCCTATATCGCCATCCGTGATACCGTAGGAGAGAAACCGTCCGACAAGGTTGAGGTGGATCAGTCCCTTACCATTGAATCTTGGGCGAAGAACCATAAGGTGAAGCTATGAAGCAGAAACCTGTGGATGATATGTATGCTCTCAACTCAGGTACGAGGAGATACATCAATGGAGATGTTTCCCCGGTATATAAGAGAGCATTGAGCAGAATTGCCAGAAGAAAGAAACTTGCACAGCAGCAGAAACAGAAATGATGATGGACTTTACGGCGCAGGACTTCATTGAGGAGTTTTTCAAGATCCGTGACAAGAACGGACAGCTCATCAAACTGAAGTTCAACCACGCCCAGCAGACTCTCTATGACAATCTGAAGGAGAGTTATGGAAAAAAGCCTTCAAGATACATAGTCCTGAAGGCGAGACAGTTGGGGATATCGACATTCACGGAAGCATTCATTTCCTTTATGACGATGTTCAACCCCAACACTTCAAGTGTGATAATGGCACATCTTAGTGAGAGTGCCACGGCGATATTCAATATGACAAGACTGTTTGTGGATGAACTCCCTGCGGGGATGAAACCGAAACAGAAGTATTCCAATGCCAAAGAGATCGTTTTTGATGCCGATGAAAACGGTTTAAAGTCGTCCATTAGAGTTATGGTAGCAAGTGACGCCACCAGAGGCTCCACTTATAAGTACGCCCACTTGTCGGAAGTGGCTTTCTGGGAACACCCCGAAGATGCGCTATTGGCTTTGAATCAGGCCGTCCCTATGACGGATGACTCATTGATTATAATGGAGTCCACCGCAAATGGCTTTAATTACTTCTACAACCTGTGGCAGGATGCCGTGAATGGACGCAATGACTATACACCCATCTTCTTCCCTTGGTACGTCGATCCTCAATACAAAAGGCCTTATGATGGCTTTGCGCTTTCCTCCTATGAAAAGGACATCATGGACCGCTTCAACCTCACTCTGGATCAGCTCCAATGGAGAAGATGGTGTATAGCCAACAACTGTGGGGGAGATGAAACGAAGTTCCGTCAGGAATATCCCATCACCCCGGAAGAGGCATTCATCACTTCCGGCACGTCCATCTTCAACAATGAACTCATCCTTGAGCATATGAAGAACCTCAGGCCGCCGATCAAGACCGGCTATTTCTCATATGACTATGACGGACTTCACATTACCAATATCCGATGGGTGGATGACCCATATGGATATATAAGGATATACAGGGACAGAACTACCGGCTCCACCGTTCTCGGCGGAGATACGGCGGGAGAAGGTTCTGACTTCTTCGTCGGGCAGGTTCTGGATGGGAGCGGATATCTGTGCGCTACCCTTCACCACCAGTTCGATGAAGACCTGTACACCAAGCAGATGTTCTGCCTTGGAGCATACTACCATTCTCTGATTGCGATTGAGTCAAACTTCTCCACTTTCCCAAACAGAGAACTGCAGAGACTTCACTATCCTACCCTCTATGTGAGGGAGACCTATGACCAGATCGTATCCAATGTGCAGGAGAGGTTTGGTTTCAAGACCACCTCATTGACAAGACCTCTCATCATCAACCAGCTCGTTGAGATCGTGAGGGAGCATGTGGATAGGATAAACGACAGAGAGACTCTTCAGGAGATGCTGTCATTCGTAAGGAATGCAAAGGGAAGGGCGGAAGCATCACAGGGAACTCACGATGACCTTGTGATGGGTCTGGCGATAGCGTATGAAGCCCTGAGACAGCTTCCTTCCAACAGAACTTCAAAGAGGAAGGAAGTCAAATATGATGAGGATGTAGCATTCTTCAATTATTAAGGAGACATATGAACGCAATCTTGATTATTTTATGTGGCATCCTGATGGGTGCTATTAATTTGGGTTTCTTTATGTTTGGATACTACATCCATTCAAAGAAACCGAATGATGAAGGAATCACCGTCACGCAGCAGAACAAGGAATTCATCGAAGAGATGTTGAAGTGGCGGAACTATGGGGGTAGAGAATGATAAAGACAGAACCGATTGAAATCTGGACGGAATACCAGAAGGGAGTCCAGTATCTATCCAACCTTGACTACTACGAAAAGATAAAGGTGAATGAACGCTTCTGGGACGGAAGACAATGGGAAGGACTTGAAGCGAAGAACCTTCCTACACCCGTTTTTAATGTCCTGCAGAGGGCGGGAAAGTTCATGGTATCAACGATAGGTTCTAATGACGTTGCGGTCAACCTTGTGCCTTATTCCGCCTTAGAGGACGATATAAACAGAATGATCCCCATCTCCAAAGAGGTGGAACACATCATTGAAGTGGGAAGGATGAAGGAAGCATCCAAGATTGTCATCAGGAATGCATTTGTGGATGGTTCTGGATACTTGCTCCAGACATTCAACCCAGATGTGGAAACGGGGCAGGACGCAAAGGGAGTCATTGAAAGTCAAATCGTGGACAACACCAATGTGTACTTCGGCAACCCTTACTCCAATGACCTGCAGAAGCAGCCCTATATCATCGTTGCCTTGAGGCAGGATGTAAGACAGGTAAGGGAAGAAGCAAAGGAGAATGGTCTTCCAGAGGAAGAAGTGAAATCCATTTCCCCGGACAATGAAGGACTTCAGGCAAATGAGGATGATGCGGACAACCTTGTTACAGTCCTCATCAAGTTCTACAAGAAGAAGGAAGGGGACAAATGCTCCGTCTGGTTCACAAAGACCACAAAGGACTACACGATCAAGGAGCCTACCGATCTGGGGTACAGAAGGTATCCTCTTGCCTGTTTTGGATGGGACATCATCAAGAACTCATATTGCTACAGTTCACCGATGACCTCTGTCATTGCGAATCAGGTATTCATCAACAAATGCTTTGCCATTGCCCAGATGTATGGATTGCAGAGTGCATTCCCTAAAATCATCTTTGACAAGAGCAAGATGCAGATAGAAGAGTTTATGAACTCCACAACTCCACAGGCCGTAGCCGGTCTGGACATTGCTGGTAAGTTCATAGACTTCATCAAGATTCCAGACTTCTCCAACAACATCATTGAACTTGCGAAGGAGACTATTTCACAGACCAAGGATATGATGGGCGTTACGGATGCCTCATTGGGCAATGTCAAACCAGACAATACATCCGCCATCATTGCTCTTCAGGAGTCAAGTGCAGTTCCTCTGGAGATCCAGAAGCAGAGTTTCCACGTCTTCTGGGAAGATGTTGTGAGGAACATTCTGGAAATCATCACCAACGATTATGGAACTAGACAGGTTATGACAAGTGACCATCAGTTGGCGGTTGTTGATTTTTCAAAACTGAAAGACATTAACTACAATCTTGACGTCGAGATCGGCAATGGAGCGCAGTTCTCCGAGATTGCCCAGATGCAGACGTTAGATAAACTTGTACAGGCAGGGTACATCGATCCTGGTGTTTACATCGACGTTGTTCCTAGCAAGTACATCCCGCAGAAGTCCAAGCTATTGAAGTCTTACCAGGACAAGATGGCGCAGGCCGAAGCGATGCAGGCGGATCTCCAGTCCAGAGGTTCAACTCCTGCCGATGAAGTAGTGCCACTATAGAGTACTACTTCTCCAAATATGCCCAACCATAGGCACGAAAGGAAGACAAATGGATAACGAACTCAATGAAGTTCAAAACGATGGTGAATTAACCGTCAATGATTCGGAAGAGAATCTGTTTGATGACTATGAAGTGGAAGAAGACAAACCAGTTGAAAGCACAGAGGAGCCTACAGAAACAGAAGAACCCGAACCAGACCCTTTTCTGAAAATCAAGTTCAATGGCGAAGAGAAGATCCTGGATGAGGATGAAGCCAGAGTTCTTGCCCAGAAGGGGATGAATTATGACCGCTTCTATGAACCAATTGAAAGATTGGCAAGGATGAACGGTATGAGTGTTGGCGACTATGTCAACAAACTCAATGACACGCAGATTCAGTATGAGGTCTCCAACGAGATTGAAAACCTTCGCAATGATCCCAAGTATGAAGGTGTTAGCGATGAAGTTCTAGAGGAAATCGCAACCGCCAGAGTAAATGAGAGCATTAGCAACAAGGACAAACAGTATCAGGAAGAGATCAATGGGCAGACTGCCGCCCAAGAGGCTCAAGTCCAGAGAGAGATCGAGAAGTTCCTTGATGAGTATCCAGAGTTCCGTGACAAAGGCCCAGATGCTCTAGACCCAAAAGTGTATGACTACATCAACAATGGTTACTCTTTGCTGGAAGCATACGAAAAGTGGAATAGGGAACAGACCAGAACCTCTCAGGCAATGACCAAAATGAAGAACAGTCAGATTAATGAGGCGAACAGAAAGAAGTCCTTAGGCAACATTTCCAATGCGGGAAGTGTAGACTCCGATGACTTCATGAAGGGATTCCTCAATGGATGACCGAATGGTCAAGAAAGGTAAATACAAATGGCAACCATTAACTTAGCCGACAAATATTCTAAAAAGATCGTAGACAAGTTCTATGTTGACTCTGTCGTCCTTGGAAAGACGTCCAAGGAATATGACTGGGATGGTGTACAGTCCATCAAAGTCTGGACAATCAACACCTATGCTCCGACGGACTATGCGAAACCGGGCAATGACAATGCTATTACTGGCGCACATGCACGTTATGGCAGCACATATGAAGTAGCAGATACCGTACAGGTTATGACCCTGACTCAGGACAAGGCAGTTTCTCTGTCTGTTGACAAGGGCAACAACACGGAACAGATGCTCATCAAGAATGCCGGAACTGTTATGGCTCGTGAACTGAGAGAACAGTTCGTTCCGATGTTTGACAAGTATGCACTTGCAAGATGGTCTGGCCAGATGGCAACTGCTCCATCTTGGGCAGCAAACATCACCACTTCAGCTGATGGCGCTCTTGCAAAGAACACTATCGTTGAAAAAATCTTTGATGGTGTAACCGCCATCAGAAATGCAGGCACGGATGTTTCCGATGCATACTGCTACATTGGTGAATCTCTGTTTGCAAAACTCCTGCTCTCCAACGAGTTCGTAAACTACCAGAACCCGGCATTTGGTGAAAGAAACCTTGAAAGAGGTGTTATGGGCAAGGTTCGTGGTGTTGAAGTTGTTCCTGTACCAGATGACTACTTCACAACCGCTGGCAATGCAAACCTGAATGCAGGCATCAACTTCATGATCGTCAAGAAGTCCGTTGTTCTGACTCCGACAAAGATTAAGGATGCAAAAGTCCATTCCGATCCGGTTGGAATCTCCGGCGCTCTTCTGGAAGTCAGATGGCTGTTTGATGCTTTCGCTCTGAATACCAAGGCAAAGGGCATCTACGTCAGCCTGGCATAATCAAACAAAAAGGGGGAGCAATCCCCCTTTCTTATCAAATTAACGGGGGTATAAAATGACAGTTCAAGAAATGTACAAAAAAACCAAGGCGTGGATGTTTGAGAAACCCTCGTCTACAATCTATGACAATTACATAATCGAGATTTGCAACAAGGTTCTGGCAGAACTGTTTGAGGAAAACAATATGTGCAGAATGTTCAATGGCAAAGCGCCGTTCACTGGTCTCCAGAAACATCTGGTCTCAGCTATGACTGATGAGCTCGATTATGAGGAAGAATATCAGTATGACGTCATTCCAAAGGGAATTGATGCAAACTTTCTGATGGACGATGACCTCGCCAAAATGTCCATCTACCAGACAGAATATAACAACGCCAGGGTATCACATCAGAAGATGCTGCCACAGAGCGTTCTGGATGAGTATTACTAATGCCTATTCAACAGATGCCGCAGTTCAAGGCGGAGCCATTAAAGAACTTTGAACTGCCATCACCGGGGATCGGTGGACTCAACCTAAAAGACTTGGAGTTTGAGCAAGAGGTCAATCAATCTCCATATATGCTTAATATGATGTACCGAAATGGTGCATTTGGCAAAAGGTATGGGCAGGAAATCTATCTTGATTGTGCCGATACCATCTATGCCATGACTACATACTTTGACCAGATATTCGTCCATGCGGGAACAAAGATATACAAGTTTGCTGAAGACGGAACTCCAACAGAGGTGGGAAGTGGTTTCCCAGAAATAAGAGGGTTGTTCATAACCTATGCCCAGGATCTCTATTATCTTATTTCAACGGGGTTCTACAAGTACAATGGAACGAGCTTTAATGTTCTGGACTACTATGCCCCAGAGGTATTGATCAACTGTAGGGCAGATGGGTCTCATTCAGATCCTCTGGATGACTTCAACATTCTGGGAACAAAGTTCACATATGTATACAACGCCGATGGGACATCTACGAATTACCTTGTTGGAAAATATGACGAGGGTCTAGACCTGATCGACTGGTCAAGAACATCGGAGTTTGTAGTGGAACTTGATGGTGATGTCCTTACCCAAGGAACGGATTATAGTGTCAACACAACAGACAAGAAGATTGTATTTACAACCGCTCCATTATCTGGAGAACTGAACCTTCTGGTCACGATGCCTATGGTAGCAACAGCATTCAATGATGAAAAGGCGCAGTTGCTTAGATGCAAGGCCTACGAGACATTCGGCGGTGCAAACAACTCCAGACTCTTTCTGGCCAGAAACGGTTTATCCAAATACTTCTATTCGGAGTCCTTCGATATTTCATTCTTCCCGGAAAACAACTATGGAGTATTAGGTAACACGGAAGAGGATATCGTAGGTTTCGGAAGACAGTACAATGTGTTGATTGTATTCAAACCGAGAGAAATCTATGCGATCTATTCCTACGTTGAAACCACGGCAACCACACTTGCGGAAGACAAGATCGGTGAAGAAGGATTCAATTCCAAACTCGTCAACCCACGAATTGGATGTGATGCGCCTTATTCAATCCAGTTAATCAACAACCTTCTGACATGGTTCAACTCCAAGGAAGGTATATGCACTCTGGTCTCAACCAACATTCAGGATGAGCGAAATGTAAGAACCATCTCAAGGAATATTGAGAGAACCAATGCAATGGGAACGATGGGAATCCTTGACCTTGATGAAGATCCCGCAAATGTACAGAGTGCGGACTTTGACAACAAGTATTTCCTCTGCTTCCCAACCTATGGATACTGCTACATCTGGGATTACGAGATATCACCATACACCTTCACATCAAGAGGAGAGACTCCACCAAGACAGCTGGACTGGTTCATTTTAGACCACTTCTATGTAGGAGAATTCCTAAAGTTCAAGAAGGATCTGGTCTATTCCGGGTCAGGGGATGGGTTCAAGGACAAAATAATTGTGCTTAACAACACCTTCTACGATCTGGACTTTGATGGCAATGGACAGCCGGATGCAATTGAAGCATGGTATATGACCCCATTTCTTCAGTTCGATGCGGTGGAGTATTTAAAAAATATCAAAAATCTCTATGTACAATGCCGAGGGGATACCGCTTCATTAATTGATATCTACTACTACACGGATGAATCTCAGGAGCCGGAGCAGGATGCCGAGTCTATTATGGTGGGTGGTAAACTCTGGAATCACTTCACTTGGGGTTCATTCAAGTGGTCAATGGTCAACTGGGCGATAACATACAGAAGGAAATGCTCATTGAAGAAAGTACAAATGGCTTCCTTCCTATTCAAAAATGATGAACCGGGCAGAGATATGTCCTTAACGCATATCGCTATGCAATACCAGATCGTCAAAAATGTGAAATAAGGAGTGAATTATGAATAGGTTTAGTTATGGGTCTTTTAATCCAGAGAACACGGATGCGGTGTTCACGGATGTATCTTACACAGATCCAATATCAGAAACGGTTACACGAAAACAGTTGTCCTATCCTTTAAAGGAAATCAAGGACTATATCAACAAGACCACGAATATTGACTCGTCCAACAATGTCGTACAGTTGAAACTCGACTATGAGAACAGTGCATTGTACTACTCCACGGACGGAACAAATTTCAACGAGGTAGACTTTTACGGTGAGCAGGGTCAACCCGGGCAAGGTGTTGCGGAAGGTGGCACGACCGGGCAGTTCCTTGTAAAGGCATCGGATGACGACTATGACACTGGATGGGAAACCCTTGATGTTCAGAGCCTAATCAGTAACATCTTCCCAGTCGGCTACGTTTATATTTCCGTTACAAATGTTTCCCCATCGGTGTATTTCGGTGGTACTTGGGAACAGATCACAACGGATGCCTACTTGAAGATCGTGACGGAAAACGGCGGAGTGGCAGGTGGAACATCATCAGAGCATAAGATTCCTCTTGCGAGCATGCCTGCCCACACCCATACAGTGACGGATGCGTACAACTACAGTGGTGATATGGGGTGGAACCCATCCAGTTACCTCAATAAGTCTGTAGAGTCCACATCGACCACAAGAACGACATCAGAGGCAGGCGGTGGTGATGCATACTATCCGTACTACATCGGCGTTTATGTCTGGAAGAGGGTAGCATAATGAATCGTGGTGATACTCTATATCTTTTATTGAATTACCAAGTCAACGGAAGAAACTTGGTGCAGGGTGCTTATGAGGAAATTGAGTTGCAGTTGAACAACCAATCGTCAAGCGCATCAATCAAGAAACTCCTATCTGATGGAGACATTGTCTGGAAAAAAGTAACTTATAATGGCGGATCGTTCACTGGGTATGTTGTCCACCTGACACAAGCGGAGACATTTACTCTGAGAGCAGGCGAGACGAGTTGCCAGTTGAGAATCAAGATGAACGGCGAGGTTGGAGCGAGCGAGATCTCTGACTTTGACTTAGAGAGCGTTCTTTCGACTCAGGTATTATGATCGATATTGCATATGCGCTTAGTATTACTGGCGACATTACAGTAGGGCAGGCGGTAACATTGTCGGGCGGTATCGTTATCCCCGATTTCAGTATTGGGAATTATCCCGGACCGTATGTTTTCACTCCGACCAAATCAACACAGACTGGGTACACAAGTTCCCTAATCTGTAGCCAGAACATCACGATCAATCCAATTCCAGACAACTACATCGACACGACTGTAGCCAACGGTGCTACGGCAAGCGATATTTTAGTGGGCAAGGAAGCCTACGCAAATGGGGAATACATTTTTGGTACTGCGGTGACTGCGACTGCAACGGTCAGGAACAACACGCTCTACCTGACGGATGGTTTCCCGGTTTCGGTGTGAGGTGATTTATGGATATTTCAAACATTAACGTAAACGGAACGACACACAACATCGTTGACGATGAGGCTATGAGATACGTTTCTTCACCGACCGCCAACAACATTCTTTTAACCAACGCAAGCGGACAAGCCATTGATGGTGGCACGTCATTATCTGCGATTTCTTCTGCCATATCGGCTAAACAAAATACCGTATTAAGCGGAACGACAGAACCGACAAGTGATATCGGCGTGAATGGAGATATCTATATTCTCTACACCGAGTGAGGTGATATATGTTTGACTACACAAATTACTATCGCCTTGAATATTTGCAGACTGGCGGATCGCAACGAATTGATACTGGCATAAAAGGGTATTGTGAGTTTGAGATTGACTTTCAATTGACATCTCCCGGATCGGCAGGACATAACTCTTTCTTCGGTTCAAGGCAAGACAGTTCAACAAACAGATTTGGTTGCTTCAACTACAACAATATATTCCATTTCATGACTGGAACCGGAAACACATGGAATATTGCGGTTGATACCAACAGACACTTGATTCATTTCAACAGTTCTGTGTTCACTGACAATGGAACGGAATATGCAGTTTCTGTTCCGGGTGGAGGTTATGGATCGAGCAACTTCTATCTGATGTGGATGAATGGTGGAAGTGGTGGATCGAATGGATATTGGTATTATGCAAAGTTCTGGGATAGCGAAGGAAATCTGATCCGTCATTACATTCCTGCGCAACGCAAGAGTGACAGTGTTCTTGGAATGTATGATGCCGTAAACGATACGTTCACTACAAACAGTGGAAGCGGATCGTTCACCGCAGGACAAATTATCAATGAACTAAAGACAACTCCTAACCCAAGCGATGGTGGAGAAATATCTGCAACCGTTTCATTTGATTACACTGGAGCAGTTCAGACATTCACCGTTCCTAAAAGCGGTAACTACAAACTGGAAGCCTACGGCGGAAGCGGTGGAGGAAGTTCTAGCACTACTGGATACGGTGGCAAGGGCGGTTATGCAAGTGGCACAAAGTATCTAGAGAAAGATACCGTCCTTTACATCGTCTCTGGCGGTGGAGCAGGAAACACCTACAACGGTGGTGGAAACGGAAACCGAACCGCATACTCTGGAACTGGCGGTGGTGCAACGCACATCGCTACTGTAACTGGAACGCTTTCTTCCATCGGCGCATCAAATCTCAATAAGATCCTGATTGTCGCAGGAGGTGGCGGTGGCGGTGGCTACAACGGCAAACACGGTGGAGACGGTGGTGGACTTGTAGGCGGTGATGGTACTGGTTCGTACTATGGACACGGTGGTACTCAGACCGCAGGCGGTAAAAACGAATACTACAAGAGCCAAACAACACACTATACATTCGGAACATTCGGCAAAGGTGGAAGCGCAGAAACCGGCATCAGCGGTAGCGACAGTGATGCAGGCGGTGGTGGCGGTGGCTTGTACGGTGGTGCAGGCGGATCTTGGTCATCATCTAACACTGCGAACGGTGGCGGTGGTGGCGGTTCATCCTACATCGATAACCTTACAGATGGACACACGGAAAGCGGAGTCAACGAAGGAAACGGCTACGCAATAATCACCTTCGTCTCAGAAGAAGAACTGTTCCCAAGTGGAACGAAACTAACACTGGAAGCAATTCCAAACAGAGGATATGAGTTCGTTGACTGGGAGTTGGAAGGTTACACGAAACTAGACTATATCCAATCAAGTGGAACGCAATACATTGACACGGGGTTCACTCCAAATCAGGACACAAGGGTTGATGTAAAGTTCGTTCCGTTGAGTACAAGTAATGATGGTGTATACGTTTTTGGTTCGGGAGTTTCTTATGCAAGCAGAGCGTTTGAACTGTATCCGTATGACGGAACATTGCAGAGCAACTACGGAACATCCTCAGTTAATACGGCAACTGCCACAGTTGGGCAAACATACGAAGTAAGCAAAAACAGAAATGTAACAACTATTAACGGTACAAGTTATTCACACACCGCAAACTCATTCACCGCACCATATACGCTTGATTTA